CGGTAGCGGAACTGTAGCAGAAGCGGCATCTCTCTTAAATCGGAACTGGATAGGTATTGAATTAAACCCTGCCTATCAAAATCTTTACAAAGAACGATTGGCCCTTTTTGCATAAATAAAAAATACAAATACCCGTATATAAAAAGGATACAAACAAATGGAACGGATACTACTCTATCATGATTCATTTCAAAATTGGAAAGCGCACTACATAGAAAAAGCACAGCTTGTATTATCCGATTTACCGTACCAGCTTGGAGCGAACGCATACGGTTCTAATCCAAGTTGGTACATCGGCGGGGACAATAAAAATGGAGAAAGTAAAAACGCGCGTTCTTCATTTTTTGACACCGATAGCAAGGCGGGTTTTAGAATTGCTGAATTTTTCCACTTTTGCAACAACCTTTTAATCAAAGAGCCGAAAGCAAAAGGAAAAGCTCCGTGCATGATGTTATTTTGCGCGTTTGAGCAGCAATTTGAATTGATTGAAACTGCAAAGCAGTACGGGTTTAACAATTATATCAATCTGGTATTTCGGAAGAATTTTTCCGCGCAAGTATTAAAGGCAAATATGCGTATTGTCGGTAATTGCGAATACGGGCTTATTTTTTATCGTGATAAACTACCTAAATTCAACAATAACGGCAAGATGATTTTTAATTGCATGGACTTTGAACGAGATACCGCAACGCCGAAAATTCACCCGACGCAAAAACCGCTTAAATTACTGGAACATTTAATCCGCACCTTTACCGACATAAACGATGTTGTAATCGATCCATGCGCCGGAAGCGGTACAACATTACTCGCCTGCAAAAACCTCGGACGGAAAGGATACGGCTTTGAAATAAAAAGAGAGTATGTCAAAGGCTTTTATGAAAAGCTCTTGCCGCTTGCGCAAGGAGATTTATTTATTCAAGCAGAATTAGAACGGCAAGAAAAAGAAAAGCAAGCGCGCCGCGCAGCAGCGTTAATTAATGCGTAAACAATAAAATTTAAGGGAGCTTAAAGATGGCGATGAGTTTTATCTTTTATGAAACCTTTGCAAAACAATTAAAGCTATTAGACAAAGAATTGCGCTATCAGTTTTATGAAGCGATTATTGAATATGGGCTTTATGGTACGGAGCCTGATTTTACAGGGCTTGAGGCGTGCGCATGGCTTCCGATACAGGAATCGATAGACAATGCCAAAGCCCGCCGCATAAAAAATACCGAAGACGGGAAAAGAGGCGGACGGCCTGAAATACCGCAAGAAATACAACAGGCAGTCTGTGAAGATTTGCAAGCAGGGATGATGCAAAAAGAGATTGCAGCAAAATACGATATAGCGCAGTCAAGTATATCGTATATCAAAAAAGAAGTTTTTGATAAAGAATATCAAAAACCCTCTGTAAATATCGAAAACCCTATGCAAATATCAAAAACCCCTTTTGAATATCAAAAACCCAACGCAAATATCGAAAACCTTGATGTAGATGTAGATGTAGATGTAGATGTTAATGATAATGGTGATGGTAATGGTAATGAAATAGTATCCCCGCCGGAAGAACCGGACGGGGATGTAAAGCCTGCACCTATTAAAAAAACACAAACAATTCCGAAACAAGCGGAGCGTTTAGCGCACCTACTCTATGACCTACACCGGCTGGTTGACCCTCATTTCACTACCAGTCAAAAGCATATCGAGCAATGGGCGAAAGACATAGACAAGCTCAATCGCATTGATAAACGCAGCTATGAAGACATTGAAAAAGTAATCCGCTGGGTAAAAACGGCAGGAAACTTCTGGTGTCCAAATATCATATCCGGCTCAAAGCTGCGAGAAAAATATCCGCAGGTATTTTTACAAATGCAGCAGCAATACGCCCGCTCCCCGCCGGAAGGGAAAAACAAGCAATTCGATTGCAATGTAACCGGCACTCAAGAAGAGATGCCGTTTTAAGCTCAAGGAGGAATTATGCGTACGTGTGAAACAAAGCAAGCAAAAAACTATATTCCACGCTTTCGCGGCAGAGAGGAAACCTTTCACTGCGAAAAACATGGGAATGTACAGGTAATGCGCCTAGACGGATCGACCAAGCCGCCTAAATGCCCTTTGTGTGCACAGGAGCGTGAAGAACAAAAAAAGCGAGAAAAGCTTGAAGAGCAACGAATAAAAAAGCTCATAGCAATGGGCATCCGCGACAAATATTTTAACGAAAGTTTTATCACGTATAAGCCGCAAAATGAAAAAGCAGCGCAATATCTTCACGATCTTTATGAGCTTGCCAAAAATCCGCGCGATACATTCGTGCTGATGTACGGTAATAGTGGCACGGGTAAAAGCCACCTTGCTAGTGCGGCGGTTGTTTTAAATAATGCGGAATATACGACATGGCAATTTTTAGACTTGAGAATTCGATCGACGTATAACAGCTACGCGGCAAAAAAAACAGAATACCAGATGATAATGCACTATTGCACCATTCCGTTTCTTGTTATCGACGAAATCGAGAAAGGCAAGAACGAGGATGCAAAAAGCAACTGCTTATCGCTTATTTGTCGTGAACGGCACGAACGCAATCGCCCGCTGTGGCTTGCGGGTAATTGTAATTACGAGTGGGTAAAAACAATGCTTGACAGTTCTGTTATCGACCGACTGAAAGAAAAGGGTAAGTCGTTCAATTTCGACTGGGAAAGCTACCGGCCGAAACTGCGAAAAGCGATTTAGAGATGAAGGAAGCGAAAATGGTAAGCAAACAAAAATACAATGAAATTTTCAAACTAAAAGGTATGCTTGAAAAAGCAGCCATACCTTTTGATTTTAGCGAACTGAACGGCGGTTTTCATATCGTATATCCATGCTCTGATGGCGCGGTCTGCTCTGTCATTGAGCATGACTTTAGCTATGGTCGTCGGAAGGATTTACTTGAAATACGAGGTCTTATGACTGAAAAGGAAATACAGGATGAGGACGATGATGTACTTGGATTTTTAACTGCGCAAGATGTATTTAACCGTATTGAAAAACACTACAAGAATGAGGAGAAATAAACCATGGAGTTTGACAAGAGTAAAGTATACACCGCGCTTAATGCGGATGAGTTACCGATTGGAAGTAAGTGTATTTTTGCAGATACCTTAGGTGCTTTAAGTGCAAAAGTACAAAGTGAAGCATACAAAAATTTTATCACTATATTAAAGCGTATATATAATGATGGTTCTTACAATCGCTTTGATACTGGGGATGATTTGTTCTGCTTTGCTTATCTTATTGAGTCTTCCTCAAAACCTATGTACAAGCCGTTTGAAAGTGTTGAAAAAGCGATGGAAGCGATATGGCAACATGACAGGTGGATTAGAGATACTTCACATAACATTTTTCTTGTAAGCAGATACTGTTCTGATTTTATCGAAGTTTCAGATCAGCTAGGTGATTACTGGAAAAGTTTAAGCGACTTATTCCATTATTATGTCTTTGCCGATGACGGCAGCCCCTGCGGGGAATTGGTAGAGGAGTAAACAAAATGAAAAGACTTGCAACACATAGAGAGCTTGCAAAATGGTGCGCACAAGGGAAAGGTGAATGGATGCACCGGCCATCTAATTCAGGCACTGTGTACACGATGTATAAATATAACGAAATTGAAGCGGATTGCTGTATCACAGAACATGCAATAACAAAACAACAGATTGTCGTTCGGCGTTGGAACAGTATGGAGTGGAGCGATCCGACAAAGGAATACTTATTAAATAACACAGGATTAGTGAAGGAGTAAACTATGCAAGATTTAAATGACATTATGATTAAAAGCTGTCTTGAGGGAGAAAATTGCAAAACACAGCAAGAATTTCTGGAGAAAATCCTCAAATTAAAAAAGGAATATCTGGAAGCTGAAATCTGTTTTGTGACTAAAGGAAGTAAGGGAAAGGATATTCCTTTTTTCTTCTCACAAAAAATCAAAAGTGTATGGCTTGATAAGATAGTCAAAGACTCTTTTCTAGACAAGTCGATGCAAGGACGGCCGCTCTCTTATTTTTATACCGGTGAACAATTCGGTTTTTATGATTTGAACGATGAACCACCTGATACTCGTGATGAGCACCTAGCAATCGTTGTTATGTTAGAAGATGACTAGGACAATCCGACTTGATGATCTACCTATCCGTCTGCTCCGGTATAGAAGCGGTAAGCGTTGCATGGGAACCGTTAGGGTTTATGCCTGTAGGTTTTGCAGAAATAGAAAAATTCCCTTGCGAATTGTTGAAGCAAAAATACCCTGCCGTAAAAAACTATGGAGATATTACGCAATATGAAAAATGGAATATCGGACAATTTGACATTCTGGCCGGAGGAACACCTTGCCAGTCTTTCAGTATTGCCGGAAAGCGAGGCGGAACCGCTGACGAGCGAGGCGCTCTTATGTATGCCTATTTGGGAATTGTGGAAACATACCGCCCCCGCTGGGTTATATGGGAAAACGTCCCCGGCGTATTATCCTCGAACAGCGGATATGATTTTACATCGTTCCTTGCCGGGCTGGAAGAATGCGGGTATGGGTGGGCGTACAGGGTGCTTGACGCTCAATATTTCGGAGTACCCCAACGACGCCGTAGGGTCTTTGTTATCGGACATATTGATAACCGAACAGACCTTGCCGCAAAAGTATTATTTGAGCAGCAAGGCGTGTGCGGGAATATTGCGGCGGGCAGCGAAACACAAAAGGAAACTACCGCCGCTATTGAAAAAGACGTTAACTATTTCCGTCGGGGAGGAAACTACAAATATCACAAAGATAAGAAAGCCGCAACATTAAGAAGTAGTGCATCGTCTGATTGTTTCGATTTAGTTTTAACAAATGAAAAAGAAACAGCAGAAACGCTTTTAGGGCAGTACGGTAAGCATTTATGGCAAAACAATCAAGAAGCAGTTGGCGGAGATTCTTTTGTCGTAAACGGACGTCAAAGCCCTGTTGTTAGTAAAAACAGGGCTGTTACCTTAGATACGGACGGGCGGACAAATACGGTATGTTATATAGAAAAGACCAATACGCAATGCTGTATACGCCGTCTTACTCCGCTTGAGTGCGAACGGTTACAAGGCTTCCCAGACGATTATACACAGATTGAATGGCACGGAAAACCTGCTGAACAATGCCCCGACAGTTTGCGCTACAAGGCAATCGGCAACAGTATGGCGGTTCCTGTCATGCGCTGTCATGCGTTGGATCGGGGAAAGGATTAAAAGGATAGAGGGGGAAATAAAATGAAAAAAACAATTATTTTTATAATTATCATTTATGCAGTTCTTGTAGGAATAATAATTAACACCTTTCCAATAAATATAAGCGGGTTATTACTGAGTTGTTTTTCTTTGATTGCTTTACGTTTATTGAAGAGGGAAATCAAGACTAATTATCTTGAAAAAGAACTTGAAAACTATTTTTACAACAAAGCAGGAATAAAATGACATTTACGAAATATTACATAGACCAGCTTAAGGACATTCCTGTGCTTTTTAGAGAGGCAAAAAGAGATAAAAAAATGTGGGCTTTTTTGATTGCAGCGTCGTTATTACTTTCCCCTATGGCGATATTCATAATGTATTTGTTTGACACAGGGAAAATGAAAATTGATAGCCGCTATTCAAATAAGACAAAAGAGGAGGATAAATAATGCCGTTAAATAAATCGACCGGAAATATGTACAACTTTATTACGCATACGTGGAATACAATTAAGGGTGAATGTCCGCACGGATGCAGCTACTGTTATATGAAACGCTGGGGCAAACAGCCGCCTTTGCATTTTGACGAAAAGGAATTAAAAACCGATTTAGGAAAAGGAAACTTTATTTTTGTCGGTTCTTCTTGTGATATGTTTGCAAAACATATTCCGTATGAATGGAAAATAGACACTCTTAATCGTTGCCTAGAATTTCCTAAAAACAAGTATTTTCTTCAAACAAAAAATCCCGGTAAGTTGCTGTCTTTTTCGAATAAGTTAAGAATGAATTTTTCTATCTGTACGACACTGGAAACAAATAGATATTATGAAAATATAATGGGAGACACCCCTCCGCCAAATGTCAGGGCTCACTACTTGTCGCGGTTCTTTAATTTTAATAGGCATATCACAATCGAGCCGATTATGGATTTTGACTTACCCGAATTTATCAAAATGATTAAGTCTTGCAATCCTATTCAAGTCAACATCGGAGCAGATTCAAGCCCGAAGCGTAACAATTTACCCGAACCGTCGAAAGGAAAGATACTTGCGCTTATAGAAGAACTTGAACAGTTTACAACCGTTGTGCAAAAGAAAAATCTTGCACGGCTGCTGAAATAAACGGGAGATGTATAAAAATGAATAACTTAAATTCATTGATTATTGAAGGAATAGTTGAAAGCAATCCTGTTATCACCATTTCTAAAAAAGGAATACCGATTTGTTCTTTTACACTTATTTCAAAGCGTATGTTTAAAGAAGATGGTGTCCTACAAGAAGATACTGTAACAGTTACCATTGAGACATGGGCGAGGTTGGCAGAACTATGCGGGGAACACTGTACAAAAGGGCGAAGCATTAGAATTGTCGGACGACTGAAACAGAATATGACAAATGGCAATGTTGGAGTAATTGCGGAGCATATTGGGTTTAAACCGATAGCAAAAAATCGAGGAGGTATAGCGATGGCGTTTACTTTTGAAGAATGGGAAAAAGGGTACTATGATGATAGACCTGTTGAGCCGTGTTGTGCAAGCGAGACCCCGGAGCTATGGGCTGAGATTGTTGATTATGCAGAAGATAAGTTGAAAGAAGCCTTTGATGCAGGTTATCAAAGCTGCTGTGAAGAATACAAGTGGCATTTCTTAAAAGATGGGGATTTTCCTCCTCAAGACGATAAAAAGTATCTGTTTTATTTTGATCCTGAACTTGTAGATTTGGATACATGGAGGCGTAAGAAGAATAATAAATACGTCGTTGCATGGGCAGAATTTCAAACGCCGAAGGGGTTTTAAAATAGGAAGAATAACGCAATGAAAACAGACGCAAGTGTAGAGATTGTCCGATGGCAGGGGAACGAATTGACGGTACGGCTACCCGGCGAGATTGATAAAAAACAGATGGATTTTTATATCCAGCATCGGCGTGAGCTGTATAAGCGGAATATGCAGGAAAACAAACGCCCCTTTCACTATCCGCTGATTGAATTGCTTTTATCCGACAAATACAAAAAACGCACCACTGGGAAAAATTCACAAAATGCCAAACTGCACGGTATGATCCGCACCATTGCCAACGATACGGGTAATGATTTTGAAATGGTAAAATATGTCATAAAGCAGAAAGCAATGAATGAACTCGGTTATCCTACAATGTGCGGAGACGATGGGGAGCCGGTATGGAACGCATTATTGAATGAACCGTTTCCACAAAGTGAGGCAGATTGCACAACGGTTGAAGAAAGCCTACTGATAGAAGCGGCGTATTTAATCGCTGCTGAAAACGGGATTATGCTAGCATGATTTGCGTTACGCACCCATAACAGTAACAATAGAAATATGAGGAGGTTTAGATATGAAAACTAAACTTATTTTTATAACCATTTTAGGACTTATTCTATTTGGTGTACTGTTTATGCAGTATGGACACGTTCCTTCTATTGACTGTATAGGGGCGGCGGCTATATTAGCCGGAGGGGGTGTTGCAGTCTATGACTGCATAAAACGTCAGAACAAAGCGGCATTAATACCTTTGGCGATAAGTATTGTAACATTCATTATAACGGGATTTATACAGTTTCAAGGTTCAATTTTAGTAGCAGCTTTCGGTTTTATTGCATTGGGCTTATACATTTACCTAACAGTTATTTTAAACCGCCGAAAGAGCCAGACTGAAAAAACACTAACATAATTTACTGCCCCGTCGGGTTTCGTCTCCTTTCCCGGCGGGGCGTTTTTTTAACGAGAGGCTAAACAAATGAATACAGTGTCCCTTTTTGAAAATGAAAAGTCGGCAGCAGAAAAAACAATGACGGTAAAAGAAGTCGCAGCTGTTTTAGAAGTAACGGAACGTACCGTGCAGCGACATTTAAAAGCTATTCGAGAGAGCCTCGACAACGTTGTCGAGGTGAAAAACGGAGTACAGACCTCCATTACCGAAGCGGAAGTAACATTGATTAAGAAAAAAATCGAAACAAGCGGGCGTAGTGATATAATCGTGCCGTCAGCATTACCAAAAACCAACCTTGAAAAACATCTTTTAATCCGTCAAGCAATGCAATTACAGAATGAAATGATTGCGGAACTGGAAGCGGAAAACGAACAGCTGAAAATTGAGAACGCCAAAGCAAAGCCAAAAGCGAAGTATTATGACACGCTCATTGAACGGGGCAACTCTACAAACATTCGCAATACGGCAAAAGAATTAGGAATATCTGAAAAACAGTTTATTAAACAGTTACAGCTTGACCGGTTTTTATATCGTGATAAACACAATCAGTTATGCCCTTACGCTGAATATGTACAAAAAGGCTTCTTTGAAATGAAAGAATGGCAGCACGGGCAAAAAAGCGGCATACAGACGCTTATTACCATTACCGGCAAACAATACTTTATCGGCAAGTACAAAAAGGTGGCATAAAAGATGAATAAAACAGCAGAAAGCAAAACCGAAAAAGGCAAAGGAAAACAGACAAAATCGGCGGTAGAAAAGACAGGGCTTATCCGTGCTGAACATTCGGATAGACCGCTTTTAAAAGGTTATGTAACACATTTAATAAATCATGGATAAACAATAATGACAATAAAAGAAACCCGCCTCTATGTGTTTAATCGGGCCGGTTGGAGATGCGCCGTATGCGGCAAAAAAATAGACTGGAACACGGGACAACTCGCGCACCGAATACCAAAGACAAAGAGCAATATCAAACAATACGGATTATCCGTTATTGACCATCCGTTTAATGTACGGGCGACGTGTTCATTACGTTGTAACGCAGCGATATTGATTGGTAATAGCTCGATAGAAAAGCAGCAGCTTATCGAAGCGATTAAAAGGGAGATAAAAGAATGAGTAGAACAAAGGGATGTCTAAACAGTATGAAAACCGATACAGTGCGTATTGTCAATCTTTTAAAAACAGCTGTGCCCGATGGTCTTACAAGTGAAAATATTCGAGCAGAGTTGAAAATCAGTACAAAACAATTCCATTTGGCGTTATATATGCTGCGTAATGCGCCTATAGGATACGACAGAGAAATCGACAATAAATACTACTGGGTTGGAAGATAAAAATGTTTCGTAAACCGCACAAATACAACGTCGTAAGCAAAGAACGCCGGACGGCAGACGGTATCGCTTTTGACAGTATGGCAGAAATGAACCGGTATCACGAATTGAAGATGCTTGAAAAATCCGGCGTAATATCCGGCCTCGAATTACAGCCGAAATTCTTACTTATTCCGAAAACAGAAAAAGGCGGCAGAGCGGTATACTACGTAGCCGACTTTAAATATACCAAAGACGGCAAAACGATATACGAAGATGTCAAAGGCGTACAGACCGAAGTATACAAACTCAAGAAAAAACTTTTATTTTATCACTATCCTGATATTTGCTTTTTTGAAAATAACGTGTGAGAAAAGATTAGAAACACTTGACAATATGCGCATAAAATAAGTATAATATTAGTATGAATGAACGAATGCAAGCTATAAAAGAATTGGAAAAAGCTGGATATGTTTTTAAACGGCACGGCGGAAATCACGATATTTATTGCAATGCTGAATTAAAATGCTCTATTCCTTTAAAACGGCACAGTTTCAACAAAAATGACTTGCGGTACATTCAAAAAGAAATCGAACAAGGAGCAAAAAAATGAAATATGCTTATACTGCAATTTTTACGGAAAAAGATGGTACTGTGTATGCGCGTGTTCCCGATCTTAAAGGCTGTATAACGACCGGCAAAGATTTACAAGATGCTATAGAGCAAATCGAAGATGCAATGGCGGCATGGTTATGTGTTGCAGAAGACGAACAGTTTGAAATTACTAAAGCGACACCACAACAGCAAATAACACACAAAAAAAATGATATACTCTCAATAATCAGAGCTGATACAACTCGATATCGGGCTATGGCTGAAAACAAAGCGATCCGTAAAAATGTAACGCTACCTGCTTGGCTTGCGGAAGCGGCGGAAAATGCAAACATCAATTTTTCACAAGAATTACAAAGCGCATTAAAACAACGGTTGAAGATAGCATTGTAATTTTGTGTTAAAAATAGTAAAAATGAGATTATGCAGGCATCAGAACAAAAATATCAAATTGATATCAGCATAAAAGGAACAGGCGTCCAACTCGTTAAGGATTTAGTATTACAACACTATCCGCAAGCCCATATCAGAAATATTGAAGAAACCGATGATGAGCTTGAAAAAAGGGAAGATATAAAATTATATAAAAACCTAAAATCAAAAATAGCACCAGGTGATAAGGTGGCTGGCTATAGAGTTCGTGCTGGACTTTCTATTACTGAATTGGCAAAACTTACAGGTATAAGCCATACCAATATTTCAGCAATGGAAGCAAACCGGCGGGTAATAGGCTTACGTGTTGCACAAAAGCTTGCAAAAGTTTTAAATTGCAATTACACGGATTTGTTGGAAGTATAACGCCCATCTATCTTTTATCTTAATTCTCAATTATGAAAGGCTGTTTACCAGAATTGATAAGCAGCCTTTTTTTTGTGTTACGCATCCTTTTTATGATAGTCTATTTCCATAAAAGGATATAAGCATGAGACTGGAAATCATCAACATACAAGCAATAAAACCGTATGAGAATAATCCGCGTAAAAACGAGAGAGCAGTAGAAAAAGTTGCCGAAAGTATTCGACTGTTTGGTTTCAAAAATCCTGTTATTTTGGATAAAAACAATGTCATTGTATGCGGACATACGCGGGTAAAAGCCGCTGAGAAACTTGGCATTACCGATATACCCTGTCTTTATGCGGATGACCTTACCGAAGATGAAATAAAAGCATTCCGCCTCATTGATAATAAAACGGCCGAATACTCCCAATGGGATTTTGATAAGCTGGAATTAGAATGGAACGAAGGCATTGCCGACATGCTGGAGGGTTTCGATTTTAATATCGATAATGTTGACGATTACAGTTTTGCTGAAATGGATATAAACGAGAACGGACTTGAGGTAAAGAAAAAGGCGAAGCAAGGCGGTGGGAAACGAAAGATACCGCTTACGGAAGAGGAATACAATGCATTAAATAAGCAAATTGATGATTATATCGGCGAAAACGGCGTTGTTTTCGGTTTTATAAGGAGCCTACTCAAATGATTGAAACAATTGCGATTAAAGATTTACAACCGGCGGCATATAACCCCCGTCTTATTCAGGATGATAACTTTGAAGAATTGAAGAATAGCCTTCAAACACTTGGTATTATTATTCCTATTTTGGTAAACAAAAAGAACATGACTATTATTGCTGGGCACCAAAGAACAAAAGCGGCTGCCGCAATTGGGGTTGATCGTGCTCCGTGCTTTATGTGTGATGATATAGGAATAGCTGATGAGATATTTTTTAACCAGATGCACAACGGAACCGACAGGGTTTTTACAAAAGACAACAAATACACTGGGGCCGAGGTACGAGAAAATGAATTTTTGACAATAAATGCGCAAGACTTTTCAATTCAAACAAGCAAACCGTTTTATGTAAAAGAAATTTGTAACTTAATGCTGCGGTACGGTAATATTTTTTCTGCGGTTATCTGTAATGGTATTATATACGATGGTGCCGATTACATTAAGTCATGCCAATTGTTAGGGTATAAGGCAAATATCTTTTTTGTTCCGAAAGAAAAGCAAAAGGATGTTGAATACTTTTTCTCAAAAAGCTACGGAGAATATTCATACGAAAAGCTTGAAAAACGGACGTTTGTACAGGGACTCGCGCAAATGTACCGTAATCCGAACGGAAAAGAATATAAAAACATCGTAAAAGAAAATAAAAGCGTTCTATATGAAAACTATGTTATTCCATACATAGTAAAACATCCTAATGCAAGCATTCTCGATTTCGGCTGTGGAAAAGGCGGCTATGTCAAACTTTTAAAAGAGAGAAAATATAATATTCGCGGCGTTGAGTTTTATAATCATAATGTAAAGAGTATCAATGTCGGTTTGGGCCATAGGCAAATTGACGAATTTATAGCGTTCATCAAAGATAACGGATTATTTGACATTGTAGTTTGCGACAGTGTTATGAACTCTGTTGACAGTATGGATGCTGAAATTGCCGTATTACGGGTATTAAACATTGTAGCAAACGGAAAAATATTTATCAGTGGCAGGCGGGTTGAAACTATCTTGTCTAAAGTAAATGAAAAAGCTTCTACTTACACCAAACGAAATTTCTATTTTTTGGATAAAGATAATTTTTCGGGGTTATACCGACAGGGGCAATGGTTTTATCAACATTTTCATACAAAAGAAACATTTCAAAAATCATGTGAGAAAGCTGGATTAGAAATGTTGCTTTTCGAGCATAAACATTCTTCCGGATGCTGGGCAGCGATATTAAAGCGAAAAAGGACGCTCACAGAAAGCGAAGCAAAAGCAGCTATTGATTTTGAGTTTGATCTTCCATTACCGAACGGAAACTCATATCAAAGAAATAAAGAGGTATGGGAGGTTCTTAAAAAATATTATGCTTCCTCAAATAATTAGCGAATTGCCAATTTCTACAGGTATAATATTCTTTTCTATCCGCATTTTTAAGCGAAGTATCAATATCGTCTTGCGATATTGGCAATTGTTTTGCATTTTCAATAACAACGTGAATACCATTGCTTGCGTAGTCAATCATGTTCCCTTCACTTTGTTCAAATGCAAGATGAAAGTTTTTACTCCAATTATAGGGACTCGCAACTCCGCAGAGGTAAAAAATGTTCGTTTCACATTCGTTTAATTCTGCATTTTCAAGATTAGTAACTGTCGGTGATACTTGCTTTGAGTACACACCTTTAAAACATCCGGCACAATGTACAGAAAGACTGATGCCGGTTATGTACTTGAGCCACAGATACCTGAACTTGTTTGTAACTGTGAGAGTTTTGATTTTTACCATATTCTCTACCATCCTTAGTAAGCATATTGTATCATTTTTGATAAGTTTTATCAATGTACGAAGGTAAAAAATCATAAAAAAGGTATAAGCCCCCTTATGTCGAAAGTAATAGCAAACGATTTACATACGAAACGAAAGCCACCGCGAACAAAAAAAGAACGGGAAGAACATCTTGCTAAGATTGCGTATGCGGACAGATTGAATCCGGTAAAGAGTATGAATATTGAACTGTTTGCAGAAAAAATAGCGGATGAACTTGGCATTACGGTAGGAACGGCAAAAAAAGACATTTTAGAAGTAAGGCGCCGAAGGAAAAAAGCAGCGGAAATAGATCAGCAATATGAATTAGGAAAAAAACTGGAAGAATTAGCAGCGGTGAAAGAGATGGCGATAAAATCACAAAACATGAACGCATACCTCGGCGCTATCAATAAAGAATGCGAACTATTAGGGCTTGATAAGCTCTCTATTTTTGTCGGTACACAGGAAGACATGGAGTTAAGCCTTGCACTAAAGAAAAAGGCAATTTCCGATAAGCTCACTCTTATCGGTAATAGTGCGCCGTCGAAAGAACAAGAAGCACCGCTGGTGCAAGACAGAGAAAGTCAGGGGATAAATAACCCGCAAAAGGATAACGCATGAAAATCGAACCGGTATCCCCACCAACACTGATAAAAACCGGCTGGAAGTGTATTGATGACCGGACGCTTACCGCTGATATGCTTAGAGGCGACAAGGAAGCGCAAGAAGCGTTTATCAATGCGCTTACCCCCGCAGAGCTTGACGCACTGCCGTTCGATTGGGGGTTTTGGGCGCGCGATGATCAGCTGCCGCCCAGAGACTGGATAACCGGAGAAAAATACATCTGGTGCCTGCGCTGCGGACGCGGCTGGGGAAAGACACGGACGGCAGGGCAAGCAATTATAGAAGCGGTAAGAACCGGTAAATACAAGCATCTTTCACTCTGCGGGGCGACGGCAGAAGAAGTGCGCGATATTATGATTAACGGAGAATCGGGACTTGCCCGCTATTGCCCGCCTGTACTCGGTATGGTCTATAAGCCGTCAATTAAAAAAGTCTTTTTCAGTAACGGGGCGGTTATCAGTATTTTCTATGGATCGGAGCCGGAAAAGTCCAGAGGGGCGCAATCGGATTGGCTCTGGTGCGATGAAATACATAAATGGCAATATCCGGAAGAAACCTTTGATAACCTTCTTCTTGGTTTACGTTTAGGAAGCAATCCCTTATGCGTGGTAACGAGTACGCCGAAACCGACGGCATTTACCAAGCGGCTTGAAGGACTGACAAACAGCGAAGGGAAGCCCTGCGTACACGTAACGGTCGGCAGTACCTATGAGAATAAGTCAAACCTTTCTCCGGCATTTATCAGTACGATTGTTTCAAAGTATGAAGGGACCCGTTTAGGGCAGCAGGAACTCTATGCGCAAATCCTTGACGATAACCCCAATGCCCTCTTTAAAAAAGACTGGATAGAAAATAACAAGGTTGACGTTTTACCGCTTGTTGCAAACCGCTATCGTATTATCGTGAGCGTCGATCCTGCGGCAAGCCATTCGGCAGATTCAAACCATACCGGTATTATCACGGTATTAGAGGGCAGCGCACCTGAACGGCTTATCAGCGCCGCTGCTATTCAGCACAAAAACGAAAGCCACTACTACGTGTTAGCCGATGCATCGCTTATCGGAACACCCCATCAGTGGGGCGTAACGGTAAAAGCTATGGCAGAAACACAGAAAGCCGATACGGTTGTCATCGAAGATAACCAAGGCGGCGATATGGTGGAAAGTACGCTTATCAATGCAGGGGTAACGCAGCGTATTCACCGTGTGCGAGCGGTGCATTCAAAACTCGCGCGGGCGCTTAACTCATCTACTCTTTGCGAACAGGGACGCATTCACTTCTACCGGAACCCCGCTACTTATCATGCGGAACACGGAACCGATCCGCTGGATATGCTTGAGGATGAATTATGTAACTGGCAGCCGGGCGACGATAGCCCCGATCGTATGGACGCATTTGTTCACGCAATCAATTATTTAAAACCCGATTTAAAAGACTTAGCGCAGGAAGATAAAGCAAAAAGAGCATTGTTTAATGTTCTGGGAGGTATATAGCAATGAACGGCGATATAGGTAGTTTGATTTTTTCAATACTATGTGCGGCGGTATCGGTAGCTGCAGCAGTATTGAATCACCGGAATGCAAAAGAGGTAAGAAAAAAGAGAAAAGAGGTTGAAAAGATGATGCAGTGGCATGGATTTGAACAATTGCAGGAAGATGAGGCGAGTGATCAATGAAACTTGCAGATTTTTTTATGCGGAACCGGAGTATCTCCGGCTTATTTTTAGATAGCGGCATTACAAAACGGGATGCAGCTGAAGCATTTAGCAGCGTAAAAACGGACTATGTGCTATCCCGCTCTCTGTATTCGTCGGCACCGTCGAACAATAGCGGCTATCTTGACTATGCGCTTGGAAATTACTGTACCAAACTCTACATCGATACTTTCTGCTGGTTTATCGGCTTACCTGATATTCAAGCGGAAAGCGATACGTTTTCAAAAGCGATACAAGCATTTTTAACGAGAAACAAGACGCTGTTATTCAATGTTTATAAGCAAACAATGGTAGACGGTAAGCATTATGTCTGGATAAGATTAGAGCAGACGGCAACGGGAAGAAGTGAAATCCGCATAAAGCAAATCCCCCTTGAGCTTGTTATTGAAGATGATTGTATCAAAGACCTTACAGGCGGCTATACGCGCTTCGTAACCGAAACGGTTGAGAAATGGAAAGAGAGAGGCGTAGACCGTAAAGCAATAATCCGTATCACCCTTGAAGCAGGCAAGGAGACAATCGACATTGACGGCGACCTGCCTGCAGGGTATCAGCAGAAGCAAATAGTCAACCGTACCGCCTTCCCGTTTGTGCCGGTATTTTGCCTTTATAACAACAAGCAAACATTCTTAAAAGACGGAATCCCCGAAATTGCTCCGGCGGTTCCATTTATCCGCCGGTATGATGCGACCTTGCGGAAACTCGGACGGCATATCGACAATATTCTTGAGCCGCGCTTATTGGTCAAGGTGAAAAACGTTGCACAATTTCTCAAATACTCATTCGGTCTTACAGATGAGAAAATCGGACATATCGCAGAAGGAAAAGAAGCAGTTGATATGACGCAATTTAAGGCGCTATTATGGACGGTGAAGATGCCGCAAGCGATATACGGTATGTAGGGCAAGCAAATAATGTAGAAAGCGCTGTTGCACTTCTTAAACTCTTACACTGGATTATCGTTGAGCTTACGATGCCTGAATACCTGTATGGTACAGCGATGCAGTCAACCAATGCAAGCGTTGCCGAGCAGTCTCCGGTATGGGCAAAGAAGGTGGAGGGACGGCAAGGTGAATATAACGAATTTTACTATTGGCTTGCCGATGTGTTCAAAGCAGCCCGCATTGCGCTTGCCGGACGTGATGAATTTGCTGGGGACGGAGGAGCCGATGAGGTAATAGTCCGCTGGCAGGAATTGACGGCAAAAGATGATGTTGCAATGATGAATGCTCTCGCTACCTTTGTCAGCGCAATGGATAAAGCCATGACGATGGGGTTAGTCTCTCCCAAAAGCGCCTTTAATACCCTTAAAACCTTTATGGCAATCCCCGCCGACTATGAAACGGAAAAGGAAGCCGCCGCAAAGTGGATAAAACTCAAAATCAACCTTGAAGCCTTGCAAGACCGGATTAGAAGCGGGGACATTGATGCAGGGGACACAATAGAACAAGTATTTAAGGATGTGTGATATGATTATTGATGTTGAATATGACGGAAAAGATATTCCGGTTTCCGTAGAAAAAGAATCAGCACTGAACATATTAAAACATATACATCATTGTCAAAGTGAGCTTTATAGTATTAATAAGGAGCGAGAAATTATGAATCGGCTTATAAAAGAGTATAACAACATTCATAGTTTAGGAGACGTTTTTTCACAGAGGCTTGATACATTGCATGAGAAAAAAGAGAATTTTTTACTCTCTCTTTATTGGCTTTTATATGCCCTCGGTGTTGCTCAAGATTTCAATTTAAAAGAACTATATGAAAAATATCCTGATAAACTTCTTACTATGCTTGATACAAACCTACTAGTAGATGTGATGGGTGAGCAGACAGTAGCCTATTTTATAGATAGACTGGTTACCGCTTTTTTAAAAGAGTTGCGGAAACAAAATACAGATAGCAAAACGGATGCCGCTTTATGACCTTTGATTTATCGGGTTTGCCGGAAGAGCTGCAAGGCTTTATCCGCACTGCATTACAGGGCAGGCGTAAGGCATTACTTTCCGCCGAAGCGGAGATAAAAGCGGCGTTGCAGGAAAGTATCAATCGCATACGGGAGCGGATCGGTAAGAGGGGCGTTTTTACCGGCATTACTCAAGAACTGGCAGAGCGCATAGCAGAGGAAAAAGTCTTTTTTGCTTCCGAGCTTGAGCGTATTACGCAGGAAGGATTAACCCGCGCAGCGTATGCGGGGCTTTTTATCGGTGAGCAGACAAAACAATACTACAAAGCAAAAGGCTTGCTCAAATTTCGTCTGATTGAAAAAGACGCGCTCCGTGAAGCAGAGATAATCGCAGAAAGCACTATGCGCAAGCAGCGGATATTCAAGCATAAAGAGTTCATCCTTTCTGATCGGATATGGGATATATCTGATAACAACTATGACAAAATACAAGAAATTATTTCAAGCGGTATCAATACCGACTGCGTAAAGGTTGCAAAAGCACTACAGCAGTATGTCAAAGAAGGAGCAGAAACGTTCGTAAAAGATTACCCGAATATGTATGAAAGGATGGGCGGGCGGGTTCCGAAAAGCTTAAACTATGAAGCATTACGGCTTGCTCGCAATGAATTATCCGAGGTGTATTGGCAGGCAACGATTGAAGGCTTTAAAGAAAATCCCGCCGTAACAGCGGTCAAATGGCTATTATCGAATAACCGGCTGCCCGGCTATCACGATATTTGTGATACGATGGCGTATGCCGATGATTACGGACTGGGAGCAGGTATTTATCCCGTCGATGCCGCTCCTGAAAAGCCGCATATCTGCTGTCTTTGCTCTTTAGCGCCGGTTATCGCAAAAGATATAGAGCGCGGCAACATTGCCAATAAGCCGCCTGAAAATTGGGAAGCAATAAAAATGCGGCTGCAAAATACCTCCGCATTTACCAATTTGGAAGAATTAACCGAAGCGCAGAAAGAGAAACTGAAAGAGCAGAGAAAAGCAGCGTATCGAGTAAGAGCAGAAAAGAAAAAACAGCAAAAAGCTGAACTTGAAAAGAAACTTCAAACATACTATAGTAATCCTACTGAATATCGGAATGCTTATGCCGAACGCTATGGCAGCACGGTGAATAAAGGCAAGCAGGCTAGACATCTTTTCGGTTCCGATAAACTTAAAGAAAATAGCAGCTACTTCAAAAACGACCTTGAAACCTTGCAAAAAATAGTTGATGAAAAGGCGGGGAAAGGCGAAATACGACTTACAAAAAGAAACCTTACAGAAATTATACAAGATGATAGGCTCAAAGGATTCGATGTTAATCAAGACAGCGGCGAAGTAAAAGAAACAAATAAAGCTAAAATCCATTATAGTAAAACAGGCGTTCACTTAGTGCCGTTTAGTCTAGTACCGGAGGATGAAAAATGATATTTTACCCAAAAACGGAAACGGAACTCTATAATATATGCAAAAAAGCGCATACTATTAAAGTTGTTCTCCATGATAAGACTGTTATAGAAGGAACCGTATACGGTTTTACATGGGCGATCAACAACGAACCTGAAATAGCAGATATTGATATAAAGCTTGCAAATGGGCAATTAGCCGGAGCCTTTTTAGACGAAATAGAGAGCATCGAGGTTGTAGAGGGGTAAAAATTACCTTTTAGGTAACTTTCATTTGACATTTCATGGAGTGCGTGTTATACTAATAGTAGTTCAAGGAATTTTAAAATTTGCAGTTATCTATCGCAAACACAAAATTAGAAGATATATTGCTCGATATAGAAGATATAGCCGGTTCTAAGAATTTAGCGCAAAAATATCTTGGAAAAGAACTTGCAAAAGTATTGAAAAAGAGGATAAACGAACTAAAAGCAGCTGATACTTTTGCAAAATATCTTTCCTTTGGTATCGGTAAACCGCATAGTTTAGAAGGGATAGCATTTAAAGATTGCTATGGTGTAAGCCTTGATGCCCATAGACGATTAGTTGTTAAACCCATAACGGAAAACACTTCTGCGGAAGCACTCGCAGAATGTAAAACGGTTGAAATTAGAGGGATTGTAGAATATCATGGTACAAAAAATGAATGGATTATCTCGTGAGCTTATTATTCATCCGGGGGAAACTTTAAAAGAAATTTTAATAAATAAAAATATGTCTCAACAGGAACTCGCATTAAGAACCGGAGTAACAGCAAAGCATATTAGCACGGTATTGAATGGTGAAAAGAATATTTCCGCTTCTTTTGCTAATAAACTTGAATATGCGCTTGGCATCGATGCTTCTTTTTGGATGACGTTACAAACTAATTACGATAAAGAAATACTGGCATACGAAGACTTACATGCAATTTCTAGCGAGGAATTGGCTATTGTTAAAAAATTAAAAGATATTATACAATATTTGACGCAGAAAGATATGATACGATTTTGCGCCCAAGAGGATGAGAAGCTTCTACAATTAAGAAAATTTTTTAATGTCAGTAATCTTACTGTTATTCCACGTATAGCGTATTGTGCGGCTTATCGGGCGCAGACAAAAATAAAGATTGATAAATACATATTGTTTGGATGGCAAAGTGTCTGCGAACATTTAACCGAAAAAATGGAAGTTGCTTCTATCGAAGAAAGCGAACAAGGGAAACGCATCTTTTTACGCCTAGCGGATATAAAACAATGTATGATGTATTCTCCGCATGAATTTATTCCTCTTTTACAACAGATTTTTTCTTCTTGCGGTATTGCATTTTGTGTTGTTCCATCTTTTAAAGGTGCCCCTGTACAAGGCTTTATAAAATACATGGGGAATAACAAAACAATAGTATGTATGACATTTCGACAGAAACGAGCTGATATATTTTGGTTTACACTTTTTCATGAAATAGGACATATTATTAATGGGGATACAAAGCAAAAATTTATAGACTTTGAATCGGTTGAGAATGAAAGAGAGTTAAAAGCAGATTCCTTCGCACAAAATATACTATTGGATAAACAGCAATATAAACTTTTTAAAGAGCAGGGAGATTATTCATTACAAGCTATTATGCAATTTGCGGAAGAGCAACAGGTATTACCCTGTATTGTTGTTGGCAGATTAAAAAAAGAAAAAATATTAACATGGTCTGCTTATAACGCTGTGCAGAAAATATATGACGTTTCCACTCTTTTATAAGTTCACGCACTATTTCCACTTGTTGTAAAATCCGCAACAACTGAATCAGCAACAGGTAAATAGCCCCTATCCATCCCGCAAAGAACCTTCCAAAAAGACAGCACAGTCAAACTCATAATCATCTTTTTCAGAAAAAACGCCGATGTCTCCGAGTAGCTCTTGTATGCGCATACACCGCCGGAGTACGTTACAGCGTTCACGGTTTCCGTGTATTCCTTCCTCGTCAAAAACCGCATCAATATCGTGTTGGGAAGTGCAGGTGTTGAGTTTTTCAAGCATCCTTCTATCGGCTTCACTTAGCGGCTTTTTTACCAATCCTAACTTTTCATAGAAGGGAGTAAGCCGCCAATAGCCGGTGATAAAATGGCAGAGCGTAAATTCATACAACTGCTCATCTGTCGGATGCGTTGCGGAGCTAAAAAAATAAGACGGCGCATACATCGCATAGGTCAAGTGCCGCTGCTTTTCTGCAGTATCGGTAATCCTAAACCGATTAAAGGTATCTTCTATCTGCTCTTTGTTTTTGCATTCCCGCAATGCGCCGATGATGCGCTTGTCAAAAGTCATTTGCATTATCCTTTATGGTATTGAAAAAAAGGTATGCCCTTACATCCAAAATAAGGAACACTTTGATTTTTAATGGTAAGGACATATCGTTTGTACATTGTAGTTCAAAGTCTTTATTGCAACATAAAATCGTATAGCAGCTGTCAAGTATTCCTTTACAACTGCTTTTTACTTTTTACGCTCAACCTCTAGGGAGGGTGGAAAAGGCTGATCTTATATTTTAAAAAGTATTTTGCGCCTATTACAAAAAGTATTATTGTTAGTATTGCCGAAAGTGTTATAACGGCAATCATTCGCCGGTGTAGTTTGTCTTTTTGTTTAGTGATGATCGCTTGCTGTTTCGCTATTGTTTCGGCAGCCTCTTGCTCGTATGCGTTGTAGGATTGCCGCAAGACTTTCAATGTCTTGCGCTCCGTCTGTAATTGAGTTTTCAAGTCTTTCGCCGTCTGCTCTGCTTGCTGCAAGCTCATCGCTAAGTTGCTCGCTTTTTTCTCTTGCGCTCTCAATCGTTCCGTTAAGCTGCTCGCTTGCGATTGCAGATTCTGTTTGTCTTTCGCTAAGTTCTCCGATATGCCCTCTAACTGCGTCAGCTCTGTTTCCGTTACCGTATACAGCTGCTCTTGTGCAGCAGCAGGAAAGGCTAAGCAGTACAAGGCAGATAAGACACACAATAAAAATGGTCTTTTCATTCATTTACCGCTCCTTTTTGTTCATAGAATAATTCTTGCCGTTTTTCTTTTAATGCGCTTTCAATCCGATTTTTGGCAATGTCGAAATACTGATCGTCCAGTTCCATCCCAATGAACTTACGGCCGGTATTGATACAGGCAACGCCGGTTGTGCCGGAACCCATACAATTATCCAGAATGATATGCTGTTCTTCCGTATATGTTTTTAGTAAATATTCCAGTAAAGCCACTGGTTTTTGAGTTGGATGATTTACTTTTTCATGGGAATTACTTACGACACCATGAAAGGTAAGAATATTACTCGGATATTTATAGTCTGCATCGAAACTAGACCAATCACGCGGCTTGTATTGTGTTCCAAATAATACTTCTCTGGTGCCCTTTCGATTCGTTCTCCATTGTTTGCTTTTACCTCGTTGGGCTTGACGCACACGGTCTGATATTCTCGGTTGCATTTGCGGAGTGTATATATTTTTCCCGTATGAGAAAACAACAATATCTTCGCTGTACTTCAGATGCATTCGCTTTGCATTTCCCATATTACTCGGCTTATGTTTTTGCCACGTTAATTTCTCGCGAAACATTTTTTTATTACTACAGATCAAATCACTCGTAAAAGGTTCGTTTCCGAAAAGGATAATAACTCCGCTTTGTTTCAAAATACGTTTATATTCTTTCCATAATAAATCAAAAGGAATCTGTATATCCCACGCACATTTTGTAGTGCCATACGGCGGATCAGTAATAATGGCATCGATACTGCCGTCAGGGATTTTTGATAAAAGCTGCGTGCAGTCGCCATGTAGCAGTTCTATATCATCCGATAGTTTCATTACCGCCTCCTCAAAAAACCCAACACCCGCGCATAGTTCCATGAACCGACATGGGCGCCGGTTTGCTTAAACCCATCCTGTTCAAAGACGGCGATCTCTTCCGAACTTGCATCAAGGACGATCGCGATGTGTCCGTATTTATTGCTTTTCGTTGGAGCGAAGATAACCACATCGCCTTTTTCCGGTTTTCCGCCTGCATATACCAACTTGTCAAAATACCTTTGTTCAAGCGGCATTGTGTCATACTTCGTATACAGCTCCGCAGCTCCGACAACCCCTCCGGTATGCGGAATGTTCAATACGTCTTTGCAATATTGTCGGAACACATCAACGCATTGCGCTCCGTAATGCCCGTCATAATCAATCTTTTTGCCGTTGTATTTTTCTACAAACTGCTCCAGTGTCATGTATGCCCCCTTGTCTTTATATTTCTATACCTAACGCTTTTAAGTATCCGATATTCTTTTTGATGGGATAATCAATACAGATTTCTTTGTACTCCGATAAAAGAAATTCTGATTGTGCAGATTTGTACATTGCGATTTTTTCTTTGATGCGCCGAGCGATGATTTTTACCATTTTATCAGCCCAGTCATTTACGATTGTTTCTATTTGTGGGGCGATTTCTTTCCATGAAGGATACTGTTCCGTGCCGCACGGTACGGCAGGGAGTTTATGTAAAAAGGCTTTATAGTCTTGTTCGATGAAATAGAGAATGTCAGCGATATAGCCTTTACGCTCTGTTGCCGTCAGCCGCTCCCGCATACAGTTATAGTCTACGCGCTCCTGCAGCACGTCTTTTACCAACTCAACACAGGAGAGCATCGGCATCTCGCATTTTACGAAGGGTAAAAAGACCTCTTTGATTGTGCCGTTAATGCGGCGAATTACCCGCCGCTCGTCTGCCTTTGTTTTTTCATCGATCTCCCCAGAGAGCCGAAACAATTTCTTGCGGTACTCTTCATCGTGCAGCCGGTCTTTTTCTTTTTTCTCTATATCCGCTTTGAATACCTCTAGCCTACCGTCTACATTCTTTTCAATGTCTCCAACGATAAGACTCTTATCATCGACATCAAGTTTCACGCCTTTTTTTATTGCTTTATGCAGTAAAATAAAAATAAGCACTGCAATAAACGCTATCACAATCCATCCTACTAGGGGGATGCTTCCTACCTGTTCCATGTTTTTTTCAAAAAAACCCCTTTCTTATTTACAAAGTGTTATCAGCATAAAAGAAAAGCAGTACGTAACGCAAATCAGCAGAGATAAAAATAAATTTTTTAAATCTTTTCTTTTTTTACGTTCAAAATTTGTGTTACGCACCCCCAATTATTTACAATACAGACCGTACCACAAAAAGAGGTGATGACATGGGGAAGTCTGGAAAAAAAACATATACGCAAAAACCGCTTTTTACCGATCCTGCGCAAACGCCGTTTGTATCGATTGAAGCTGTGGGTGAAATGCTTTCCGAAGTGGAAGCAAAGACAATGATAAGCCGTATTCCTCTTAATCCGCTTGCGACGCCTGAAATGATTGCAGCGCTCAAAGGGGATGTCGATCCACTCGATTGTATTTTTGCCGTTGAATATCGAAAAAGCAAAAGCGGCGTTGAATATCTCGATGCTGCGTATGAACACATTGTCGAAACGATTTTGACCAGTACGGTTTTTATTCCTTCCTGCTATGGGCATCAATCGCAAGAAGCATTCTTTTATGAAGGACGTGATATATACGGAACGGTTATCGGCACATTACTCGATAAAGAGGCGGGAAAAGCCTATTACCGCATTATTCCTGACAAGGGAGAACACGCGGAGAAAATACGGCGGTGGCTCAAGAATAAACAAATTAATGCAGTCTCTATTTGGGGCATTCCGACGTATGCGGATGAAAGGAAAAAGACAGTTATTGATTATGCGCTCCGCTCGGTAGACTTTGTGCCGCCCTTGTCTGAAGGACAGCATAATGAAAGCGCAATCGGGCAGATGGCGGGTATGAGCTTTAATGAGCAGGAAAGAAAAATCCGTGATGCCTTGCGAGAGAAATATGCAGACTATGTTTTTACGGAAGATTTTTATGATGATTATGTCATCGGAGAATATGACAATCAGCTCTATAAAATTCCGTACAGCATACAAAATAATACGGTTATATTCGGGGCGGCTCAAAAGGTGCGCCGCGTTGTTGAATATAAACACGAGGAGGAAGAAATGGAACTGACAAGTATAACAAACGATGAGCTTACGGCAGAGATTGCACGGAGAACAAAAAACGGTCTTTTGTCTGCTCAAGCTGTTGCCGGAGAAATGGGCGTAAAACTCGAAGATGCCCAAAAGATGAAAGACTTGGAAGCGGCTTCAAGTGAACTTGCCGAACTCAAAAAAGCTGCCGGAGAAATGGCGGTTACCGATGCTATCAACTTTGCAAAAAAAGCGAAGGAAGAAGAAAAAGCGGAGGCGGCAAAAAAAGCATTTGGCGAAATGATTGAGGCAGTGAAGGCAGAAAAAGGCTTAACCAAAGACGGTAAGCCCTTCGGTGAAATGGCAGTGTTGGTGGATAAATTCTGTCATTTTGAAACCGGTATGAGTAAAGAGCAGGTTGCAGGGGAAATGGATCGCGTGATGAATGACGCGGACATTCAAAAGCTCGTACAAGGGAAAACCGCAACCGCTCCGGTTGGTCAGATGACCGGTGCGGTTGCAAAAAGTGAGCCGGAAGTATACGAAATCTAAACGAGGGGGTGTGATATGACAGGAGAGCACAGACTTTTATCAGTTAATAAAACGGTTGCAATCGCAGATGTAACCATTCCCGCGGGAGGAGCGCAGACGCTTGATAATCACGGCATTGTCTTTGTCGGCGACCGCGCGGGGGTTGTGCTGCAAAAAGAAGTCGGCAATCAAGTAACGGTGTCTTTTGATACGCAGCGGGAATGGACAACGGAAAGCTACGATAGCGCCAATTTGCCGAAGGTCGGCGAAAAGGTGTATCTCGGCGCTTCGGATGGCAAACTCACAAAAACCGCATCAGGCAATAAGCTCGTCGGTTACTACTGGGGAACGATTGGGGGCGCGGCGCTTTTTTCGCTTCACGCATAAAAGCAGACCGTACATAACGATGAGGAGAAAGAAATAATGGAATTTGTATCACATGAAACAATCCGTATGAAAAATGCTACGGAGAAAAAACAGATGTCGCTGCAATATCGTGCGCCGAATGTACCTGCCGGTGAGATGGCAATAAAGGATACCGGCTCCGGTACGCGCACTGAAATCTTTACGCGGGAAATGATTGCGCGGGCGGTCGGCTTACCTTCAGGGGAAATGATGAGCATAGAGGATTTGCATAAGTTTGCAAAGCAAGCCGTCCTTGACGTATCGCTCGGTATGGCAGAGCATCCTGCCCTTTATTCCTTCATTTACGAAGAAATTAAAAACGCCGATTTTCCCCGCACAATCAAAGTGATGGAGCTTATCGGAATGCGCGCTGCATTCGGTGTTACCAACGATGGGGAAAGTGTGCCGATGGCTGATTTCAAATTCGGTAAGCTCGAAACGGTTGATTTTAAGACATTCGCAGCCGGTTATTCCATCTCACGAGGCTGGGTAAACTTCAATGAATTTTGGAAATTGCCGCAAGCGTCAAAAGCACTCGGTATTGCGCATAATGCCATTCTTGACCATCTGCACCTGTCGCCGATTATTACGCATTCGTATACCGGAGATGCCGTTACCAATAAGGTAACAACCGGCAGTACCGACCTTGAGAATGTGTGGCTTACACTGCGGAAAGGAATTAAAGATGCCCTCAAGCGTACCAATGCAAGCGGCTATCGGATTCGTCCGACTATAGCCCTTTGTAACTCTGCAACAGCGATGGATGTAGAGGCCGCAATCAAGGGCTTGTTGCAAAAAGGTACACAGCTGGGGCAGCTCGCACAGATTCAGAGCGTTTTAAGTTATGACGGCTGGACGGGTGAAGTCGGCGGAATTAAATACGAGTTTAAAGCTCCGGCTGATAACGAAGTGTATTTAATCGTTCCGAAGCAGTCGTTTAAGGCGCTTGTTAAAGAAGATTTAACGCACCTTGAACAGCGGGGCAACATTCTCACCCTTTCTGAATTGGATGTTGTTGAAACCTTTACCCGTTGCGCGGTTGCCGGTGTTGCAGATGCCGTACACAAGGTAAAGCTCGCATAAGGCTTTTAAAGAGAGAGATGTGTATTTTATTTCGTCTCTCTCTTTAATAAAAAATTCAAGGAAATGACATGGAAAGCAAAAATATTACCTTACGCATAATGAAAACGGCTAACGGCTGGTACGTTGAACATGAGGCGGACGATGTAACGAACAGTTATGCCGTTGAAAGCGAAGCATGGGAAGAACTCAATCCTGCGCTTGCGGGAACTTTTGAAACGCCGTTTAAAGCGCCGGAAGAAAACGAAAACAGCGCTGAAAAGCCGAAGGTGGGCGAATTGAAAGCAAAGATTAAAACGCTTGAAGCGGCGGAAAAAGAGTTACACGACTTGAAAGAAGTGGCAGGCGATATTGATATTTTGCAGGCGATTGAAAGCGCAAAGAAAGCGCAGGCACAAACAAATCCGCAAACATAGAAGGGAGATAGCAGCGCATGATCATCACCGAAGAGCTGATACAAAGAATCCGCACCCTGCTTAACGAAGCAATACCGGACGGAGGCAGCGAAGCGGACACGCATTTTTCTACCATCGACTTAACGATTACGTTACAAACGGCAGAAAGTGAAAATCATGCGCTCTATCTTTTATGGACGCAAAAGGCAGGCATTATTCAAAAAGATGGAGGCGACATAAAAAGCATTAGTGCAGGCGGTGAAACAATAGAAAAATACACCGCCGCCGATTATGTCGGCCTCTGTCTTAAAACAGCGCAAGGGTATAAAGAGGCATGGGAGGCGGAGCGAAAAAACGCCGGTGCTTCATTTTTAATCTGCTGTAAAAAAGATGATGATGAGGCGGCTCTATGGTAAATGTCGTCAAACAATTACGGAAAGACACGGAAAGTATTATTGCGGTCAATCCGTCTCTTCTTTCATTTATTCGCCGCGAAAGAGAGAAAAATGAATACGGCAATGTAAGGGAAGTAGAAAAGCGAACGGAAATGCAGCGGGTTCGGATTGCAGAAATCTCACATAGCGAAACCGACCGACTTTTGCAAGAAGGATTGTTAAAAACGCATATCGTCAATATCACCGCATTCCACGATGCGGATATTCAGGCGGGCGACTTATTCGATTTTCAAGGTAGCCGGTATGAAATCGTTTTTATCCGAAAGATCACTATCGGCGGGTATGCGCCGGCGAACGCATACAAGATGTCAGGCAGAGCAAAAGAGATACGGGAGGCAGTCGAATGAGAGGGATGGGGGCGGTCTTTGAACGGTTAGAAAGTATCACCAAAGAAATGCTGAAGGATTGCGAGATGGTTGCCTGCGAAACCGCTGCCAGTATGGAGCGGTATGCGAAAGAAAACCGCGTATGGACTGACCGAACGGGAGATGCCCGCAAGGGATTACGCGGTGTTGCTTCTCGTTCGTCGCAAGCAATATCGGCAGGGATTTATCAGGACATGTACGGTAAGACCGGTAAAGAATATGGCTATTGGCTTGAAAATGGAACGAAAGAAGTATCAGGCGGCGTAACGTTCGGAGAAAAGTACGGAATATTAAAGCCAACACGGAACGCCCATGCCGGTATGTTTTTTGACGGTATCGAAAAGGCGTGCGGACAAACGCTTAAAAAACAGTAAAGGAAACGGAAACAATGCGAAGCGCGTTATATGCGGAATTAGTTCAACTGTATCCCGTTTATTACATCGGCAATGTCGAAAAGACGGCAAAAAAACCGTTTTTAATCCTGCAATTTGAACACGGCATTAAAACGCGGCTGGGAAGCTGGAACATGGTTACCGTAACCGTCTATGTCCCTGCCGGAGACTTTGCATTACTCGATACGGCATGCGAGAAAGTTATTGCAGCATTGGACGGCAAGCATCTCAAGCGCATCAGCGAAGATAGTTACTTTTTAGTGCAATACGTTGATTGCTCAAGCGATCTTATAGAGGATTTTCTTGGGGCAATTTCAAAACAGCTCAATTTTAAAATCCCCGCGTTCGGCGGAGATTTTATGTAGATATTTATGTAGATATTATGGAGGTTTAAAGATTATGGAAAAGAAAAACGAATATGGATATTCAATCGGCGTCATGCAGGCGGCGCGACTGAATATCGACAAGAGTCTGCCTACTCCGAATGATTGGGAAGATACCAATCCACAAACCGGCGAGGTGCGGAAGCACAAGGGCGGGCTTGTCGGTAAAACAGGGACATTCAATATCGACGGGTGGACAGGAGACGATTTAAAGATGACTGTTCTTTACGGCACCAAAGCGGAAACCTTTACCTTTGCCTCGACTGCTGCGGATAAAAAAGCGGTCAGTGTTGCTGATATGGCAAAAGACTTCAACACCGCCTTTACTGCGCTCAAGCCGAAAGGAATAAAACTCAAGGCAGCTAAGACGGTTGTCGGTACCGATTACGATGCGGAGTATCTTAAAATCACGACAGAGAATGCGGGCGACTTGCCGTTTTTTGCGCCGATTGGATTTCAAGGAAAGCTCGCCGAATTACTCGGTATTGTCGGCTATGTTTCGACAAAAGAAGCGAAGAGCTTCAAAGACGATTTTGACAAAGAAAGCGGTAAAACGGTTGACGCAACAAGTGGACACGGGATCCGCTGTACAATAAAAGAAGCGGATAAAATAAAGGGCGTCAATATTACCGCTTCTTTTGCAAGCCTCCCAAATAAGTTTTTTGCCCTTGTTACCGGCAACACGTATAACGAGGAAACGGGAGAGCTGTATATTGATAATGCCGGAAGCCCGCCGCTTGTCACCTTCCGTTACTTCGTAGAGCAGTACGAAAAGGGGCAAAACACAAAAGGTAGTTATGCCCGCGTCAAAGTAGTCATCTTCCCTTCCTGCCAAACAACACCGACCGGCAGCGAAGCAAGTGAAGATGCTTTTGGAGCTGTCGAACTGCAAGGCTCCGGCGGGGAAAACAAGCGCAGCAATTTACCATTAAAGTTTATCAAAGAAATTTCGCTTGCCGACTACACGCAGTACGTACAGGGTTAAAGAGATTTTCTGCCCGTCTAAAAAATACCGGCGGGCGGAGCTTCATCGTCAATTAAGAGGAGATATCTATGTTTGAAAAACTACAATCTTTTTTCAAAGGGAAAAGCAGACGACAGGCAATCAAGGCGGAGATTGCAAAAATTGAAAACGAATCTCCAAAAAACGAAGCGGAACGGCTTGCAATGGCTACCTGCGAATGGGTAGAGCTTTTATGGAACGGGACGAAACAAAAGTTTTTTATTCACAAAACGGATTTTCAAGAACTTTTAACCTGCGGGAGCTTTCCCAATATTTTATACAAGTTTGTCAATGGCATTACCGAAGCGGTCGGAGCAAAAGAAGCGGTATCGGAAATTGACCTTAAAAAAATGAAAGAGGAAGAAGAGGAATTCCTTGTTGAGCTTGCAAAAAAAAGTATGGTAACTCCAACCTATCAGGAATGTTACGACGCTATTTTGAAAATTCGCGGCATCAGTGAAAGCAGCCTCAACGATGTTATCCCTAAAGATTTCTTAAATGATCTTTTTCTTTTCTACCTTACCGATTGGGAGCAAGCCGTAAAAAAAAAATTGGCCGCATTCAATTTGCCCGCTTCGGCAGGCTCGCAAAATACTACAGATGCAAACCCAGTAGCTACATAAAAGGCTTAAACGATTTTGAAGCCTTTTTGTTCGATGAGGCGTGTCTCGTTGCTGTTGAAGTAGAAAATCAGCAGCGGGAAGAAAAAGAAAAAAAGAAAAGATCGGAAGAAAAAAGGCAAAAACAATTTCAAAAAGATATGGCAGAGACCTTTGCAGGGGATGATACATAAAACGGGTTAGATAGATGGGACAGAGTTTAGGCGAAATATATGCAGAATTAGCATTAAAAACAGACAAACTTCAAAAAGGGATTAGAGAATCTAATCGCTCTCTTGCAAAACTTGAGCAGGATATTGACAACGCAGTTGATAGCATCAATGCGAAGCTCGCTGCTATTGGTACCGCTCTTTCTGCCAGTGTAACGCTCCCTTTAACCTTGCTCGGAAAAGCCGCGCTCGATACCTTTACGAATTTTGAACAGTCCATGCAGAATACTTTTTCTGTTATGGGGGCAAGTGCATCCGAAATGGAAGCCTTGCGAAAGAAAGCGGAAGACATGGGGGCGACTACCCGCTTTAGCGCAAGTCAAGCCGCCGATGCCCTTTATAGTTTAGGTTCGGCAGGACAAACAGCTGCGCAAGCAATGAACAGCCTCGACGGTGTATTGCAACTTGCCGGAGCTACGGGAAGCGATTTAGCCTTTACTTCAAGCACGATTGCGTCAACCCTTTCGCAGTTTCATTTAAGTGCAGAAAAGTCTGCGCACATTGCAGACGTGTTTTCATTGGCTATCAGTAAAAGCCAAGCGAATATGACAAAACTCTCGTATTCAATGAAGTACGTTGGTCCCGTCGCTGCCGGCTTAGGGGTAAGTCTTGAGACCTCAATCGCTGCGTTAATGCGACTTTACAATACCGGTTTCGGAGGTGAGCAGGCTGGCACTATTTTACGATCCGGTTTACAAAAGTTAGCCAGCGGTACGGATGATGTCAAAAAGAAACTCCAAGAATTAGGAGTAAGCTATGATGAGGTAAACCCGAAAACAAATAACCTTGCTGACATAATCGAGCGGCTCAAGAACGCAAATATCGATGTAGCAAAATCAAGCGATTTATTCGGCGAAGCGGCGGCAGCCGGTATGCAAGCGCTGATCGAAGGCGGCGGGGATGCCATACGAACAATGGACGGCTTATTGCAAGCATCCGATGGAGCGGCAAAGAAGATGCAGGATATTCAAAACGCTTCTTTTGCCAATACGAAGGCAGAGCTTTCAAGCGCTTTTGAAGCGGTTCAAATTACCCTTACATCAAATATCATCCCTGCGGTTGATACGTTTGCAAAAGGCATTACCCGCGTTTTACAGGCTGTTAATGAATTGCCGGTCGGGGTTCAAACAGCAGGAACCGCTCTTGCCGGATTAGCCGCCGCTGCAGGTCCCTTGCTCCTTGTTGCAATCGGCATTAAAAAGATAAAAGCTGAAATGGTGCAGCTTAACCTTGTCATGTCAGCTAACCCGATTATAGCATGGGGTGCTGCCATTGCCGCCGCCGGCGCTATTGCGCTCGGCATTATTGCGCAAGTGAAAAAAGCGCATGAAGATGCGATGAAACATGCTGAACGACAGCTTGAACAAGCAAAAGCCCTTGCCTCCGATGCTCTGCAAAGCGGAGATAAAGGGCGGAATATCCAAGAGCTATTAGGAAAGTATGAAAGTCTAAAGGGAAAAATACACGATAGCAAAGAAGCGCAAAGTCAGTTTAATAGCGTTATTGAACAGCTTTCACAGGTTGTGCCCGGTGCGCAAGGGGCATTGCAAGCACAAGGAGAAAGCCTTGAGCAGTTTGTTATTAAAGCCCGCAACGCCGCACGGGAAGCGTTAGAGCTTGAGAAAACGAAAAATGAGCGGGCGCTGATCTTGTCCAAAAGAGCAACGGATGAAGCGCAAAAATATGTGAGTGAACATGAATCAAAGCTGGAGCATTCCTTTAAGACGTATAGCCAAGACCTCTATCGCACAAACAAATATGAACATATTTTAGAACAGTTTAAGACAGCGCAGCTGCAAGGAGAAAAAGAGCAGCAAGCAGCGATAACCGCATTAAAGGAAATAGAACATTTTATCAAAAAAGATGCCGGAGACGGATTTAGTTTTGCTTCCTTTTCTGATGCCTTCGCCTCATTGCAAGCGCTTATTCAGTGGAATACAAAAAAACTTTCAAAAGATGAAAAAGCATTGCTGGAACAGCAGCGGCTGCTCGATGAACAAAAAGCAATTCTCACAGAATCGAAGAACTTACAGCTTAAAATAGAAACAGGGGCTGCTTCACTGAAACAGCTCGATAGCGCTACTCCACAAAAAAAGAAGCATGATGAAGAACTTTCCCGTCTTGCAAAAGAATGGGAAGCGGAAAAGAAAATCATTGATGAGAAAAATCGCTATGCGCAAAAGATGGGAGAAAGTTTTAGTGTTCCTGCCGAGCGGATAAAATTTTTACAAGCAAAATTAAAAGAACTCATTGCCATAAAACCGGAAGATATTGATAAGATTTTTACTCTCGATTCCAAAGGTTTACAAGAATATTTTGATGTGATCGCTCAAGAACAAGCGAAGCTGGAAAAAGGCAAGGGAACGAAAAAAACAAGTAACAAGGAAAAAGATACTTCTTACCAAGCGCAAATAGCAGAATTTGACAAATTCTATCAAGAAAAACTCGCAAAAGCAAAAGAATATGGGCAATCCAGCCTTGCCGTTGAAAAGGAGTATCAAGAAAAGCGGCTTGCACTTATCGAACAATTCATTACAGAGGAAGATAAGAAAAAAGGCGCGGGTAAAGGGATAACTGTTGAAACAAAACTTGCGACAAAAGATGAGAAAGGGGCCGGCGTAACGCTCGGCGATGAGCTTACGAAAACAAAGCTGATGAGCGATGCTTTTGGGCGATATCAAGTACAGCAAAAGGAATTACAAGCAGAGCTTAAAAAAACACAAGAAGAAATAATCGCTACGTACGATAAAATTGCAAAGGCAAAAGCCCGGATTGAAGCAGCAGAAAAAAACGGCAAAAGCGGAACAGAAATTGAAGCTCTCAATCAAGATTTACAGGCAATGCAAGTCTATTCTCGGCAGTTGGAAGAAAAGGTGCAAAACATACGGATAGACATAAACGAAGCCGAATTATCATTTTCACAAATAAAAAGCGGACTGAACGATATTGAAAAAATCGGCAAATCAAAACTTCAAATACAGCTTATCAACATAGAAGAGGAAAGAAAACGGCTTTTAAAAATTATTGAAGAAAATAGGCGGGCAAAAATAGCAGCGGCAAAAGACAATGCCGAAGAAATAGCAAGAATTGAAGCGGATACAGAAAAACAAAAAGATAAAGTTAATAAAGACGCTGATAGGCAAATGCAAAGCGCAAACGCTACCGCTGTCAACGCATACGTACAAGGCGGAATAGCTATTGCTAAAACCCTTGCAAAAGTAATAGCCGATTCTATCGAACAGGGCTGTATTGACGGCTTTGCTGCAATGCAGGCGAGCGCCGACATACTTAACCAAATAGGTGATATGGTAGGAGATCCTATAACTCAAGCAGTTATAAAATCTGTAGCGGCGGCAATCGAAATAACGGGGACGATATTAAAAGCCGTAAATGCAGCTTCAATAAAAGCATTCAATGAAGAAATAAATACGATTGTAGAAAATTCAAAAGAAACGGCAGAAGAAGCTGCAGATAAAATTATTGACAATATCGAAAAAGAAATAACCGAAAAAACAAAATCACCGATGCTTGAAGCGGCAAAATCTATTATGGGAGCTATTACCAGCGGTTTTCAATCGGGAGATTTTAGCAATTTTTCTAACACTATCGACGGAATTATAAAAAAGTTAGTCATCGACAAAATGATAATGTTCTCTGGACTTAATACCGGCATACAAAAGTTAGTTGATAATATGTTTAGCGGTTTTAAGGGATCAGGTGAACAGCAGCGTAATATTTTAGAAGAACAAAACAAAAAACTCATAAAAGAAAAAGAGGCATCGGAAAAAGAATTTATAGCCTACCAAGAATTACTTGAGAAAAAAAGGTATCTCCAAAGGCAAGAACAAGGATGGTGGGGCTCTTTAGGAGGTTCACACGCGAGAGATCGTGGCTATACCTATTGGACGGGTAAAGATTTTACAAAAGCCTATACAGATATTGATAGGGAATTAGCAAAATTTGAAGGCTCAAAAGCAAAATATGAAAAGGCCGTTGCAGCTATTGAAGAAATTAAAAAGAAAAAAGAACAATTAGAAAAAGATATTCGGGAAGGGAAAATAAAAGAAACCGGTATAGATCCATCCCAAATCATGGGTTTGGATAAAGAAAGGCTCAATCAGCTGATACAAGAATTTGGTGAGCCGATGAAAGAAGTGTTTCAAAAGCTGGGTTTTGATGTCGGTAATGATTTTAAAAAATCATTATCCGATGGGATGTCGTCAGCCCTTACCACAGCATTAGGAGAATCAGCGTATAATGCCGATTGGGACAGTTTTAAAAAATCGTTTGCTTCTGAAATGAAAAAAGCCATTATCCAAGCGGCTGTTGAAAATGCCGGTATCAAAAAGAAAGTCGATGCAATTATTGCAGAGATTATGAAAGATGGAAAAATTACCACAGATGAGGTAACAACGACTATCGATCAGCTGAAAAACCTCTATGATACGATTGAAGGCTCTATGTCGGAACTTTCCAAAGTTACGCGGGCGTTAGAAGGCGGGGTGGAAGTCAAGGCGAAAAGCTCCGGCTCTATTATTCAGCAGCTCTCCGGCGCTGATAGGGATTATTTTAAAGACCTCTTTACGGAATTTTTTTCAACGTTCAAACAGCACATTGAGCTCAAAGAGACGACTATTCAGCACATTGCAGCAACGCAGCTCATTATCAATTCGCTTACCTATAATTCCTATAACAGCACGATATACATCACGGCAAGCGAACAGACGGATTTACGGGCATTGTTAGCAGAGCTGATTAAAGCTGCACTAGCGGGGTAAAAAACGATGAGAATATTTGACGGAGCAAAAGAATTGGCGATACCGCAATGGATCACCGTAAGCGACAGTTCCTTACATACCGTGTTACAAACCGTATCGGTAAACGACCGGCATGGACTTGCAGCGGCAGGAACGCCGATCTATCAAGCGCGTACCTTCTCGTGTTCGGGGACGCTTTTTGCAGCGACGGCCGCGGAAGTAGAACAAGAACGCTCCCACCTTGCTGCATCCCTTACCGGTAAAACCCTTACCGTCTATCGGGATGATGATGATGAAATACACTACCGCTGCGTACTGATGGGAGACATCAGGACAAGCTACTATAGCGGCGTAGAGATTAGTCGGGCATTCGGTATCAGCTTTACGCTCAAGGCGCTTGATCCGTTCGGCTATGGAAAAGCCTACACCATCACCGCGCCAGCCGGAGCGCAAAACTTTACCGTATCAGTGGATGGTAATTATCCAACCTTACCACGTGTTACAATACAAAATATTCCGTATGCAGAAGGGGTATTATTGGAATGTGAGGGCTCCGTTCTTGAAGTCAACAAAAGGATTGCACTTGCATCAGGTGAATCGCTCTTATTTGAAAACGGCTGCTTGTATAAAAGTGGACACGATATTTCTATTCGGCTTGCAAAAAGGGCGGTTATCAATCCGCTTATTTTACAGGCAGGAAGCAACACCATTATAAGTCATATTCCGCAGGCGGTGGTAACACTCGATTTTCAAGGGAGATATAGATAATGGTTTTATGGTATGACAAAGACGGCGCGCTTATTGGGAAAGATTATGAATGCAGTTGGAGTTTCTCTCAAAAACGGAATAAAGAAGGAACAGGAAAGCTGGAGCTTTTAACCTATCCGCACGGCGCAAAGTATGTAGAGCTGTATAAGGGGGATAAAAAAATACAACCCGCCGTTATTGTTGACCATACACGGGACGGCGCAAAAGTAAATACCTCGATCCGCACACTTGAAACGCTTTTTAAAAACTATCGCCTGCCCGCCAAT